TGCTACCCTCACCCCCTCACATGTTAGAAATATATAACATCCTATCAGGCCTATTAGTCCTATTATCTATAGTTAATAATAATAGCATGTATTGTTAGTCAAGCATAACTATACATAAGGATTAATAAATATAATAGGCCTTATAGAAGTCAATTGTTATAATTGTTTTAATAATATATTCGTATATTCGTATATATGAATATTGTTATATTGTTAAAAAAACCCGCAGAAGAAGAAAAAAAGGTACGGTATTCTGTAAAATTTTTTTGTAAAATTTAGGAAATCTGTAAATTAAAAATGGGTAAAAAATGGGTAAAAAGGGACATACGGGCAATCGGAGAAATCAGTGGTTTTTGCCCTAATCAAGATGAAAAAAAAATATAGACCTGCCAAGTCATATTAGGCCTAGCAAGATTATCAGGTTGGACAGGGTATTATGGGGTACATGTGATTAAAATACAAGATGCGTATGTGCAGGTCAATCAATACCAAGGAAGTAACGTTCTTCGTCGGTTAGTCTTGGCTTTTTTGGTTTTATCCACTGTTGTTTCTCTGCATTCCATTCCCATCCGCATCTATAACATCCGCCAGATTTATCCTTTAATAGACCTGTTCCGCACTCTGGACAGTGCGTCCATCGAGAATCAGAGCTCGAGCTTGGAATAGTAGAAGAGCCAGAGCTTCGTGCATGATTTTCTGGTGCTCTAACTCCTCTTTGTTTTTGATTATTCTTAATTAGCTTTAAGTCACGCTTAACCGTTCGTATAGATGTAATGATACTGTACTGTCTTGCCAATAAATCTTGTATATGACTTGCATTAGTTATTCCTGAATCAAGTATGCGTTTTACTGCTTTAATACGCTCATTTGATAGTTTTTGCCTTTCCTCGTTTATTTCTTCGATACTCATAATACTACTTTCCATTTAAAGGCCATTTTAAGCCATTCTGAGGCCATTTAACCTTTACCCTTACTTTGAGACTTATAAATCCTTTTCTTTGATTCTAGGCCTGTTTCCGTAAAGATTTTTTAGTTTTGGAGTGAGCAAAAGGAGCCAGTAATGGGATTGCAACATTTTTTAGGGTGTCGTTGCACTGGCTCCTGTAAATTGAAAGCATAGGGGAATTTGGAAGAACTATGCCATCGTTCAATATGATTTGATTTGGAGCATGGTAGGGATATCAGGCCTTCTTTCCGTGGAGACCCAATATCCCTTATGATGAAATGTGGGTAAGCAACGAATGAATGATTAACTTACCCAATATCTCAATCCAAGCATGACCAAGGAAAGAAATGAAAGAATGGAAATAGATGCATTCCCATCCTTCTAATCAAATTTGTTTTGTCTAGCTATTAGGGCTTACAATCTTTGCGATTGCATTCACATCAAGCACACTTGTACCCCAGTAGCACCACATAACCAGTTTCCAGCTATTACACTCGGCATCTCGTTCCATTTCGAGACTTGGTTGTTTTCCAAAAGCTTGAGCGATACTTCGTGAGCTATCGAGAACCCATGCAAATGTTGTGGCTGTTGCTGTGCTACATGCTTGAGCACCACAGTATTCAATGACTTTTAAGTGGCCAATCTTAGTAATTACGCCCCCTTCCATTTGAATACTTGGTAAAGCTAGCTCGCTTTGTGCGTTTTGTGGGTATTTGAGATAGTTAGCGACACTAGGACTCATGATAACAACATCAGGGCTGTAACCATTTTGCCTTAGTGCTGCATCAGCGTCGAGTATGCGTTGATACAGGTCTGCTCCATGAGTACAGCAAGACCCAGTTAGCGTTCCATTACAATCAAGCGTATTGTTAAGCGTCTCAGTCGTTCCAGGGCTACTAGCTGCAAGGGCTGCATAGATTTGTGCATCAAAGTACACTTGCCAATGTCGAACCATGGATTCTATTACCGCACTGCGATAAGGTTTGCCTGCTTTAAATTCGTCCCATGAACATAGGACTGCATAATCTCCAAGCTGAGACAAAGTTATCTCATACTTATCGAATGTATTGCTTGCACAAGATAAACATGTACATGCACTTACGGCTGTTGGGTCTGCTCTTGCACTGATTTGACGGATGATAACCTTATCACCGTTACCAGCATCGAGATTATAAGCACCTTTACGGCACATACGGCTCAATTGACCACTACACTCTGCGGCATGGATGATATCACTAGCAAATTTGCCAGAATGGTACCAATTGTTTCCAAGCTGTACTGATTCATCACAACCACTGTCTGTACTAGTAAAATCAAAATATTCTCCGAATTCAGAGAATTTGATTTCGTCCCCTTCTATGCTCACTTCATGGTAGAGTTTTTCTTTCCATTCAGGTGGCATACCAAAGTAGACAGACCCATTTGGTTTGTGGTCTTCTCTTGCGATTTCAGGTGTCTTGATGTTCTGTTCTGGCCTTTTTAATTTTAGGTCACGGAGCATGATAAGTTTTTGTAACCTTTCAAGCTCTTTGTTTGATAATGATTCATAATCACCATTATCGTAACTCAGCCAGATTTCATCATCTGTTTTCATTTTTGTTTTCTCCTTTTTTCTGCTTCTTCCTTTTTTAGGCCGTGGTAGGAGACACCACTTATATTGACAACGACACGGAACCGTCAATGCCAATGTATTCATATGAGCCAAAGTTTTGTCAGCACCGCTAACTCATTTGGCTCATAGTTAAAACCAAAGCACATGTTTGACCATCATGCTTCAGAAATCAGAATCAATGCTCAATTCATCCTTATATACTCTTACAGGTCTCTTCCCATGCATGACCCATTCCTGATTTTCCTTATAAATTTCCCTTGCATGTTCAGCACACAAAAACAATTGTTGCACAATACAGCCTCTTATATTCATGTAAGTCAAAACAAAGACAGCAGCTCTTGTGCAATCACCTACTTTACATTTTACCATAGATTCAATTTCCTTTTCAAATTTTCATTCTGCGACAGCGACAGGTGCGACAGGATAAAACAAGTTTTCTATATTATTTACTTTTTTTTTCTTCTCTTTCATTCAAAAAAGTGTTTTCATCACAAAGGGAAGTAATATATGCTTAGTTATGCTTAGTTGTATGCTTAGTTATATGCTTAGTTGTTTCTCGGAGAAATGCTTAGTTTGCTTAGTTGTTTTGGAAAAAGTCCCCCCATAAGTAAAAGGTTTTTTTTCCCTGTCTCCTGTCTCCTGTCTCAAATTCTAAGCTCTCTTTCAAGCCTCTTTAACACTTTTTGATTTTCCTTTTTATCAATGAACGTCTGACTTCCAGCCCCACCATTACGCTTTGTCTTTATGCCAAGGCTGGCTAGGGTTCGTCCTATGAGTTGTTTGGTTTTTAAATCATCACCAAAGTCAAGCTCTAGTATTATTTGATTTAAGCTAATTCTATCTCCATTATAATCATGAATTATTTTTACAATATCTCTTTCTAAGTCCTCTTCCTCTTCTATCTCTTCTTTGAGTTTAAGAGCGTAATTTATAATCTCTGTTTTCTCCAAGCCGATCTGATTGGCCACTGCAAGCACTGATTCAAAGATTTGTCTATTCCTTCCTTCAAGGCCACAATCATCAAACCAGCCAGTCGTATCTAATAGGTCTGGGTTTGGTATACAGTAACGATAGAAAAGCAGCTTAGAGCGTATTTCGTTTAAGTCCTTTGTAATTGGTTCAAAGTGTGGGTAAGCTGGTTTTGCGTGAAACATAGGTATTGATATCGCTCTTTGTTGGTTTGAATCGATAAGCTCTCCTGTACCAGCCATTGCGGCGAATACAGTTTTGTGATTTGCATCAACCTTTACATAACCTTGGTCAATGAATTGCTGGAATTTTTTACCGTTACAAATGTGCTCTATATTGTCCAATAATACCGTTGCATTATATTTTTTTGCATAATAGAACCAGTCAAAGTTATGGTATTTCGTTTGAGAACATTGATTATATATTGCTCGATATGCAAGTCTTAGCAGTGATTGAATTGCCACAGTTTTACCACACTCCCTCTTTCTTGACTTAAAGAATGGAAAGCCGGAGGATGGAAAAATCTCTTTCTTATAACTCGCTATTATCCAACATGTGATTATATCATATTCAACATCTGAATCAAACACAATAACTGATTTTAAATTTGTTTTAATCTGATTGAATAAATCCAATAAATCAAGTGTGCCATAATTTACCCAATCTGCCAGCATCCATTCATTTAATGGGAGCACGTCGTCATACTCACCTAATTCATTAATTTTTTGATTCACTTCTTTGGTGGTTGTATTATAAACAAGATATCTATGTTTATCTATGCGTTCTAATATGATATAATATTCATCATCAATACTCATTCCAATGCCATCATGATTCTTGGTTTTGTCGTTTACCAGTATTGCCATAGTCTATCTCCCTTACCTTGTTTATTGCTTCTTGGCTTCTAAGGCCTCGCATATCTTCCTGTATTCAGGGTCAGTACGCATGAGTTTCTTATCGATTTTGTCCATCTTACGCTGTTCTTCCACGTCTCTGATTGATTTTTCGAAGAGCCACATGTTTGTGAGACTATCCCATGCGATAATCCAGAGGAGCACATTTTTATCAATGTCAAATTTTTTACCAAGTACGCTACATGCTAGGTCTACAGCCACATAAATCCTCTTCTCACCATCAAGCTTTTTGATTGTCTCATGTTCAATGATTTTTGGAATGAGAATATAGGCTTCATATCGCAGCTTTTTCATAAACTTAGCATATTCTTCCGTTGGCATTTCTAAACCGTTTGTTTTCTTTGACATATTATGTCCTCTCACTATAGGACTTGACGACAATTTGTTTTCATTCAGTCCTCTCGATATACTGTACTGCATTTACTGCAAACAAAACCATGTTCATGTTCATTCCAATATAGCCTTCCTTTACAATAGTCGCATATCTGCCTGTGCTTGTATCTCCATTCAGTTGATTTGTCTGTATGAACATAGTATTCATTTGAATGAGTAAAAGCTGAGTTTGCCAGGCCACTCTTACCTTTCCAAAAAACAAAATCAGTATTGGTAACTGGCTTCCCGCCAAGCTTAGTAATATAATCGTTTTTGTGATATGCTTTGTATTTGGTTTGGTACCATTCAGCTTTTGCTTCCGTTCTTTTTTGGTTATCTTTTCTACTTGTCTCTTGTCTATTAATCTCTTGGCATTCATCGCATAGCGTTCTTGCTCGTCCAGGTTTGGGCTTATATCTGATTCTGTATGTAAATTTAGAACCGCATTCTTTACAAGTAATAGAGATAATCCAGTATTTTTTACCGGATTTAGTCGTCATTATGCGTTTATCAGCCATGTAAACCCTTCTAAAAGTGTAAAAGTTATGGTCTAACCCTAGGGGTTGGATGTCTAGGAGTTGGTTTAGAAGGGGGTTTTTGCACTCTTCTTATCTCTTCTTGTATCATTTTGCGTAAATTGTTGCCAGTAAAACCATATCTCTCTTGCTTCTCTGTTAATTGGTCAATGAGCGATTCCTGGTCTTGAATTTGCTTCTCTAGTTTCCTTATACGCTCTCCACTTGCCCCATCATCCCATACACTCACCCTATTCATACTAGCCTTGTACAGTTTGGCTAGCTCTTCCACGGTAAACCTATCATAGGCTCCAGACAAATAGCCCTCGTGACCCATCAGTTTTTCAACAACCGGTACGGGACATGTTACGCTCAGCCTTGTTTTGAAGTATTTCCTAAAACTATGTGGATGAATCAGCATTCGGTTTGTTTGTTTGTCTTTGTCAGCCAGATTCACTTTTTCCAGTGCTCGAGTCAATGCACATCGCAAGCTTTGACCTGTCATGGGAAAAACAAGATTTGGTTCCGGTATTGCCGGCCTTCTTCCACCAGGTAAAACCCTTGTTTGTTGATAAATCATGTATTCCTTGCGTTTGGTCAGCCATTCCTTCAAGGCCTTTGTGGCTTCATCGGAAATAAAAGTAACTCTACCCACACCCGTTTTTGTTATCTCTGGTCTAAGGGTTATTTTTGTGGGTGTGTAATCCAGGTCTACGTCGTCAATGGTTATGGCCGCAAGCTCTCCAATACGACAACCAGAGCTAATAGCCATGAGTATGAATGTCCTTGTCCTAAAACTGCAATGTGCAAGGATGGCCTTTAGCTCTTCATTTGTCGGTATTCTATCCTCAGTCAATGCGGCCATGCGTTTGTACTTACATGTGTTTTTTAGGCCATGCCAAAAATAGGATTTTAATTCAATGTCATTATGTCGAAAGAATTGTTTTAATCCAGAAAGATAAGAGATAAAAGTCTTAGGAGCATAATCCGATATCGCATAAGCAAAGGCTTCTACGTCGGCCTTATAATCATGGTTCTTATCATTGAAATAAGTATCTGGATTTGTCTCAATGACTTTGAAAAAT